AGCACGCATAGCATCAAGATTTCTCTGTCGCTCCTGTTTGGTGGGTTCTGCTCTGCCCGACGGTTTCACAAGGAACTGGGACACATCCTTTCCAAACCCAGGGTACAGGTCCTTTGACACTGCGAGTTCAGATGCACCGCGTGTAGATTGGATTTCAGAAAGACATGCACTCGCTGCCTTCTTCATACGCTTTTCCATTTCGACCCTGCCTTTGTCTTCTTCCTTTTCCCAGAGAGCATCGCCTCGATCCACCAACTTATCGAATGCAGAAGAATCGTTGGCAACCTGTGTGCGTTTCGCCTCATCATTCAGAAGTGCTTGGTCAATCGTCTTTCCCTTGCTATGCAAAAATTCTGCGAGGAGCCGAACCGCTTCTACATTCGTAACTCCAGACTCGTTCCAGGGAGATATTGCAGAATCCTCAAAGACTCCATTCATCATCAGATACCCCCCGTACGTGGTAAAACTCACATAATACCTGGAAACAGAAAGCTGAATGTTCCGTATGAAACTACTGTTGGGAACAAACACTCCTCCAACGTGCTTTGCTAGACACCGAGTCGCTTGATCCGAGAGATGCGCGTACGAAAGTTCGGCTGTGGTTGGTGGTACCAATCCAAACACTTCTTGTGCTTTCTTTGACAGTCCAATCGAAGTGTCGAGTGCCGCCATTACTCTACTGCTAGAAATTCTGGGACTTGTCTGCGAGTATACTTGACAATGTTTCGTACCTTGACCTTGTTCTCTCGGTAGTATGCGTGATAAGCATCCACCGCGTTATCGCGCTTGTATTCGACAGGCATTGCTTGTGGAAACGATGTCATGGGTGTATTCGGGATTCCAACGGGAAGATTCTCGCGAAGCCAGAGAATGTGACGTTCTGTCTTGTGGACCTTGTGCTCTCCGTAACGATATTGATACTCCTTACACAACCAGAATCCAAGTTCACACAACCACTTGTAATTCTCAGCAGTCTGACGAACCCAGATTGCGCAAGGGTGATTTGCGTGCGTCTTCTTGTATGCTCCATCAGGAAGAGGACCTCCTGCTACATGATGGGCAGAGTACAACAACTGTGCGGTTTCCAGGATCATCTTGACGACATGCTTGTCGCAATGTGCCTCTGCGGCCATACGCGGAAGTAGATGTAGGACAAAGATATTCATTTCAAGATCTACCTACTTACACGGGATGTTTCCGTTTTACACTCGAAAAATCGCAGACAAAACCGTAAAGGCAAGTTCATAGGGGTCTTTCGGAACCATAAGGATAACCATGAGTGTGTACGCGCACTGTAAGAGATAAAGGTTCAACGGGGAAGTGCTTGCTAATGCGGCACGAATATGACGTTCTACTCTATCTCTTGCTGTCTTGTTTGTCATCGTGACTTGGATATCATCGCGTATCATGCGAAACATTGTGTTGTAGGCATTTTTTGAGAACCGAATGTCTATATGAATCTCTCCAAATCCGTAATCTTCAAATGTTTGGCAAATAACATTCCAGTACACACGATTTCGCTCTTCGAATTGGGGAGGTACCTTGGGAAGAGGAAGTCGTCTCCTTCGATGATAGAACCACAATTCACGTAGTCTCTTTCGCGTGGATGTAGACAGTGGAACTTTCGTATACGGATTCGTTGGATTGCGAATACACCATTTCCATATGGTTGGAAACGAGAACCACCAAATTTTTCCTGATTCTTCAAAAGCAAAATAACTCATTGGGTCTTCGCGAGAGGACTCTTCGCAGGTCTCCAAATCTTCGTCGTTTGCAAGGTTCTTTCGGCAAAGAACACCGGGACCCGCCAACGCAAGTCGTTTGCGAAGTAACCACCCCCGAATCAATGCCTGAACACGAACCAAACGAAACGACAGATCTTTGTTCGCGTCTTTCCACAGAACAACATTCTTTGACCGAACATGCCTTCCACAAAACGGATGCCCGGCAATTGCCTTTGCAACACATTGATCAGAGGACCCTTTTTTACGAACCGCTGAACAAATCATTTGTGATTATATATTTCTTTAAGTTGGGTGCGAAAACGGATTTACGGTTTGTAGAATGGTATATATCATACTCAACACACAATGGCTACTAGCGCGATCATCTCTGTCTCTAACCTCGACATCAACAAGGTCTCCTTTGGCGATATCCGCATGAACAAGGCGGGTGGCAAGACGGTTCCCATCAAGTACAACGGTCAGAATCTCCAGATCCGTCTTCCCAAGTCCATGTATCCTATGGGAATCAACATCCGTGACACCGAGAATGGTGCCAGTTATCAACTCTCTCTTACGCTCAAGGGTTGCGACTCGTATGCGAAGGAGCGTGCTGCTACCGAGACCGGTGAACTCGGTACTCTCTACAACTTCCTCCTGGATATGCAGGAGAAGCTCCTCCAGACGTCTCTCACCAACAGCGTCAAGTGGTTCAGCAAGTCTCGTACCAAGGAGGTTCTGGCGGACAGCATGAAGCAGTTCGTCTCGCCTAGCGTGGAGAAGATCAATGGCGAGTGGGTTCCCACTGGCAAGTATCCTCCTTCCTTCCGCATGAAGGTTCCCGTCTACGATGGTCGTGTCACGATGGATGTCTCTGACCACTCGGGCAAGCCGATCGAGGTCGACACCGAGAACATCGGATCTGTCTTCCCCAAGCGCGTGGAGGCGTCCGTGGTTGTCGCTCCTAGCGTCTACATCTCCAATCAGACGTTCGGTGTCACGTGGCGAGTGACGTACGCTCGGGTGTCTCCTCCCCAGCGACTGACTGCTGCTCAGGTGTTTGCGGACGAGATTGATGAGGAGGTTGCTGCTCCGGCACCAGCTGCTCTGGAGCGTGCTCCTGCTCTGTCCTCTCTTCCTCCTGAGGAGGCGGAGGATGAGATTGAGGTTCCGACTGCACCGCCTGCTCCGGCACCTGCTCCTGCTCAGAAGGCACCTGCAAATCGCCGCCGTGTCCCAGCAGCGTAAACACAGTTGAATCGGGGGGAGGAACATGAACACGCAAATCATCATCTACAAATACAATTTTTGCCTTATCGGGGAAGTCTAGCAAGGACTCCTCTGTAGAACAACCAGGAATGGGCTGCAAAGACTTGCGTCCACATTTTTGGCATGAGTACACTGTTGGGCGTTCAATCAACGTTTGAGGGGTCACGATACGAAACGGTCCATACAAACATTGCTCCAGAAACTTCTCGGGAGTAACCCATTCTTCATTCACAAACCGATTGAAGACTTGTTCAGGAAGACCGCTCCAAATATCGTTCTGAATGTTCCATCCCTCTTCCTGGAGCAACGTGGCAAACTCAGATTCCTGAAACCAGAGGATTTCAAAGACCCCGTGATCGCGAGTACTGTGCTCCGTGCATCCTACGCGCTGGAGATCCTCGTCATACAACCAATACACATTCGCGTGCGTATACCGTGGGTCACGTGATCCCCGATACACATCACGACCATTCATCGTCCAAAGATCAGACACGACATCAACGTCATTTTCGGTGATGTCGTCTGAGATATCCGTATACAAGAAATCGGGTTTGAGAACTGAGAACATTGATGATAGGCGAGATTCTTACGTCTCACAAGGAACGCATTTCTTAATCAAACTTGACTACAACGGGAAGAACTGCATGGCAAACAGACTTGGTCGCGGAACGAGAGAGTTCGTGGCGCTTTCTGCGTCCTTCTTCGGCAGGACGAATGACCGTAGAACAGGAATCCATATCTGTCTGAACTGCTTCCAGGTGGGTCTCCAGATAATCCAGAACTTCATCTTCAATCACCCAGTTGAAGAAATTGAGTTGACCTACCGTCGTGTCCATTCCCATGAACTTGATCTTCTTCCAACGACAGAACGGGTCAAACATACGCTTGCTATATGCGCGAAGGTTCGCCTTGTAGCGAAGGTAGATGTTTACGTCCCGACCCGACTTGGTGAGGTATGCAATGTTGTGCTTTTTCGCATAGTTTGTAACTAACCAATCGAGAAGACGCAAACTGATGTTGGAATTCGCGGTCACAATGTTACGTACACGAGAGAGGGTTTCTTCATTTCCATAAAATACAGAAAGGCGCTGGAGAACGAGGTCTTCTTTGCTGCGAACAATGTCCATGGTTAAGTTCGGCATTTTCAGCGAAAATGGGTTTGTTTAATCAATGGAGGAGCAAAAACTGCCAGACGACTTTTGGACAGAACCTGCCGACATTGATCCCTTTGCACAGAATCCTGAGGTAGGCGCAGACCTTGCTGTGATTGAAACACAACAGACGGAACTGGGAGGAATCGTGGAGCAGATGTGGCGAGATATGATGAACGAGTGTCCGATCCTAGAAGGAACTGAGATTCCTGAACAAGAGCATCTTGACAACCCGTTTGTGGGTGTTCCGACGACGGAGATTGTGGAAAAGAAACTTTCAACGGAAACTGAGTCTAAAGAGTAATGGAAGATGCTCTCAAACAGTGGCTTCTTGAGAATCGCCCCTACACTCATCTCCACACTCGTGTCAAGCAGTTCGTACGCTATTGTCAAACGCTACAACCCGGACTTTCTTACGGAACTCTCAAACGAACCGTTGTTCCCCTCGTGGACAAACTCCTCTCTGGAGAAGTCGGGCATCTCTGGAAGCGGGATCGCTGCTTTGAACGGGTCATTCGACTCTACGGTGAGAACGATCAGCGATCTTCTGCGTGGCATGCCAAGCGCGGAGAGATGATCACTGCCTCCGAAGTCTACAAGATCTTCGGAACGGAAGAGGCACGTCGCGAGGTGATGATGAAGAAACTGGAGACCCCTGATACAACTCCTTCGTACAATCCGATTCCCGCTCTGATGTGGGGAACCCGATTTGAACCCGTCGCGAAAAAGATTTATGAGGAGCGCACCAAGTGTAACATCATTGATGTTTCTTGCGCACAGCATCCCATCTACCCATTCTTGGGTGCATCTCCAGATGGACTCATTGTTCCGCTGGATGCTTCAGATTCCCGTCGATACGGACGACTGGTAGAGTTCAAGTGTCCTATGTCTCGTGCTGAGAAACCTGAAATTCCAGTTGCCTACGTACATCAAATGCAGATGCAAATGGAATGTACGGGCATTGACGAATGCGAATATGTAGAGTTTCGATTCAAGCAGATGACCTACAACGACTGGGCAAAGGCAACGGAAACCAAGGGGTGCTTTGGTGTCTACGATGACGGTCGCGTGGTCTACGATGTAGAAGGTCATCCCGAAGATTGCCAGGTTGTGTATTGGGTTCTGACATCCATCAAGGAAGACTTTGTCCCAAAGGACCCGAATTGGTTGTCCGATCATCTTCCTGCTCTTCAGGATTTCTGGACGGAGGTTCTGGAACATCGCCTCAAGGGAACGCGTCCTTCAGAGAAGAAGGTATCTCTTCCATCCTTAGACATTTGACGGTTTCCTTGCAATGAAAAGGATATCGTCGTGGCGCCCCTTGATAGAACTGCGGTCAAGAACTCGGCATTCCATAGAATCGGGAAGATACATCTTAATCGTCTCTCCCCACGATGGCTGGAGGAGATCCTCAATAATAAGGTAACCGCCTGGACGCACAAGACGATGATACAGTGCGGCAAACTTACACATCGAATCCAAGGTATGCCATCCGTCGTCCATCACAACATCGAACGAACCCGGTTCAAACATTTTTACAATTCCGAGTTGATAGGCATCCGCTTCAACAAGATGAACGCGATGAGATGGGTTGGTATACCGATTCCTAGCGAGACTCAGATCAAATCCATAAATGTTTGCCTTGGGGAAGTAGTCGTTCCACAACTTCATAGACCCGCCATCAAAGACTCCCACCTCTAGGAAGTTCTTACATGTTTCGCGGAAGGGAGAAAAGAGTTCCTCGTAGACCGGAAGGTAGGAATGTGCGGTGTTCTTATCCGTCATAGAATTATCAACAAGTGCTTCCATTTGGATCATATCGTAATGTCTTCTGTAAATACTTACAGAGACCTAGAGATAGTCAAAGAAATGCAGCCGACGTTTGTTACTGCGCTTATCGATCTGGATGAAGACCGCCCCGTAGACAAATCCACGGATCGGTACATTGATCTTTTCAATCTCCTGCAAACGGTAGGAATTCGGTTTCATTTGTTCCTGAGTCCAAAGTTCCGCGGTCGAGTTCATGTCCAGAATGGGATTATTGAATATTTGACCCTTAAGGATCTTGACACCTACAAGGTAGCACCCGGTGGACTTCCAGAGTATCGGAATGCTCTCCACGACACTCGCAATTTTTTGATTCTGATGAATGCCAAGACAGAACTTGTCCGTCGCGCAATTGACTCACAGATGCATGAGAGTGAGCACTATGCTTGGATTGACTTTGGAATTTGTCACATGTTCCGTACTCCTGCTCTCACCATTGAGAATCTGCGGAACCTTTCTCTTCCAAAGAAGTGTCTGTATATGCCGGGATGTTGGGATCAGCCTTCTTCTACGTTTACACACGTCAACTGGCGCTTCTGCGGTAGTTTCTTCGTCGGAGATAAGAACTCTGTACTTCAGTTTGCCAGGAACGTTCTGGATGTCCTTCCTACCCTTCCCAATCTCATCTGGGAGGTCAACACATGGGCACACATGGAAACGTTATTTTGGAAACCGGACTGGTACAAGGCAGATCATAACGATTCCATTCTGAACATTCCCACCACGAGTGGAATTGTACGCGTTCCTCCCAATGTCCCACTGTATTGGCGAGGCGGATATAGCGAGTGCAATGTTGGAAGTGTTCTGGAACAGTATGTTGCGCAGTCTGTACGGAGATATCCGAGTGTCTCCGCAGTCCTTACTCAGTCGGATGGACTCATCGGAGACGAAGAGTTCAGTCGCTTTTCCTCAGAACTCGGACATACCAACACGGGGAACACGCCTGCGGGAAGGGAATATTCCAATCTGGAAGCAAGTGCGCGAAAGGACACAACTTCTATCGTGTGTATGCTTTGTACTCGCCAGTTTTCTAGACCCAACCTTCTCCTTCTCCCACTCGACGATGATACGTTCAATCGCGGTCTAAAGACAGTTCTGAGTCCGTTCCATTCTCCTGTGTGGGAGTCTCGTCTTCCAATTGCCTTCTGGCGCGGAGGGTCTTCGGGATGTGATCGTCCTATGCTACGCCATCGTGTTCTGGATGTTCTGTTTGAGCATCCCAATGCAGACGTTGCGTTTACTCCAGGAGGTTGGCCTGCGAACGATGCTCTGATTCCGAGTCATTATTTCAAGAACAGTCGTGTTGATCTTGCCGAACACATGAAACACAAATACATTCTCATTGTGGATGGAAACTGTATCGCTTCTGCGCATCAGTGGGTCTTTGGTTCTGGATCTGTTCCGATTATGATCACGCACCCCGATAACGATTACTGGTTCCGCCCGTACCTCATTCCGATGGTGAACTACGTTCCTATCAAGTACGATCTCAGTGATCTGACCGAGAAACTTGAATGGTTGGTTGCTCACGATGAGGAAGCGAAGAAGATCGCAGAGTCTGCTCAGCATCTTGCGAATACACTGTTTACTCCCGAGTTTCAGAAGGCATATATTGATCATCAGATTGATCGTATTCTTGGAAAGGACATGTCGTTCCTTCAGAGTCGCTATGAGAGACTGTGCGACATTCCCAGCGACATCAACGAGCATCTTCCGATTCTTCACGAATATGCGAAGAAGTGTACAACTGTTCTTGAGTGCGGAGTCTACGAGGTCACAAGTTCTTATGCCTTTGCTAGCGCTCTTCTTGGAACACCGGGCGCATCTCTCACGATGATTGATCCTCTGAAGTCCGAGAAACTTCCTATGTTTCTGGATGCGTGTGCGCGTGAAGGTCTTAGGGCAACGTTCCACCACGCATCAGATCTAGCAGTCGCACCATTTGAGATGGATCTTCTGTTCCTGGATACGTGGCACGTATATGCACTTCTGAAGCGGGAACTTGCCTATTGGCATTCGTACGTTCGCAAGTATATCCTTCTTCATGACACGACTGTAGACGAATGGTATGGAGAAGTGGTTCGCGGGAATGCGGATGCAGAGCGCATTTCTCGTGAAACGGGATTTCCCGTTGAAGAACTTCGGAAGGGTCTGTGGCCAGCAATTGTGGAGTTCCTGCGTGAGCATCC